CTTAATTTCTCGTACTTTTTTGATATTACGAGGATCTACATATCTTACTTCAAGAATACCTTTTGCTGGTTTTTTCTCATCAACTAGAACATGATAATAGAGACGGCCGTCGACATACCATCGCCTGAAAAGTTCGTAACTTAATTTATTAAATTCCAAGAGTCCTAATATATTATCGAACTCTTCCATGATAGTTTTTTTGATTGATTCAGGTTGTTTGATATCGTCAAGAACAATAGAGATAGTGTCTTCGTCACTATCTTCTACAATAGCTTCGTTACAAATTTCTTGAATAGCCATATCGATGGTGGGATCGAATGATATAGCTCTATACTTATTGACTAATTCTGCTTCTGTTCTGACTGAACCGTCAAGATCTACGTAAGTGCCGTAGACACCACCTGCTGCAACGGTTAACGCGCCGTCTTCATTGGTGGGAGGGACAAAAGAGACGAGCTTTTCTTGCTCTTTCTGCTCTTTCTTCCTATTGATTTCAAATCCAAAGAGGTCCATTCATTATCTCCGATGAAATAAAGGGGATTATAGTTATTTATAATCCCCTCTATTGTTATTCAAATTGGACTTTAAGATCCAGGATTGAAGTAATCAAATGACCACGTTACTGTATAAGTACCGATAGTATCGTTTGTATTCCAATCTAGTTCGATAGTACCAACATCTGAGGGCCAGCATCCAACGAGTGTGTATTCACGAAGCTTTGATCCAGTTTTTCCGTAAAGCTTGATCGTAGCATCTTCTTTGTAATCCTCAGGCGAACCATAAGAACGGATGTTGGATGGACCGTCATTTACCTTACGGGCCCACTCTTCGAGTACCGCGCGTTGACTGAAGTCTTCTTCGATCATTACAGTAGTTGTCCACTCGGCAAATGTTCTATCACCAGCAACTTTTACTTTTCGACCGAAATAAGGTACTTCAATAATGCCAGTCGTAAATGTAGGTACTTGCGAAGACATACAGAGTAGATTAAACTCTTCACCCAAAGTCGTAACCTGCACTTCAAACAAGGAGGGACGATACCCTCCTTGACTGAGAGCCGCTGACTTAAAGTTCTGTACGCTAAATGGCATTTTATTCTCCTATTTTATTTTTATTTATACTATTTATTAGAAATTCCCAACAACTTCGGAGAATTCTACGCCAGATCGTACAGCGACAAAATTCAACTGAATGAAATTGATGCTTCGAGCGGGTTTGATGTAGATATCTCCAACAAACTCGTTACGATCAATAACTTCACCAGTATTATTCGTCTCATCAGCCACTACTAAGAAATCAGTAATACCGCGACGACCTTGTACATCTCGTAGGTAAGGTGTTACGAGATTTACAAAGCTAGCTCGAGTAAACTCATCATTGAATTCGAAGAGAGTAAACTTCGATGCGGTAGCAATTGCTTTCTCAAGTACAATAAACAATCTTCGTACATTGATTCTATCAAATGCAGATGGCTTCGCAAGCAATGTCTTATCACCGAACATTACAATACCTTGTCCAGGGAAGTTGACAATCGGATTTACACCGTTGCTATACAACAAGTCACGTTCTGCTTTCTTAGGATTCCAAGCGAGTTTGACGATGTTCTTAATATTACCTCTATTAAATCCTGCAGGTGAATACCAAGGATCACGCGTGTCATCTGTGCGCGCACAAAGACCAGCAATGTCACCGTTCATTGGAATCCATCGATATACATCATTATACTTATCATATTGATATTTGTAACCGCTATCCATCACAGCGTATGAAGTAGATCGAAGGGCAGATCTAAAATCATTTACGTCTTCAGTAATATCAGTTACATTTCCAACTACATCCTCTTTCTCCGGAGATACAAATACTACACAATCTTTTCTTGACTCTGCAATATTATCGATTAGATAGTTAGCCAGTTGGAAACCTTCAACGATTCGGCCACCATTAGTAGTAGCACCGCCGCGAGATTTGCCTGTCAAGATTAATGAAACATCAATATCTTCGCCTGACTTAAACTTATCATATGCTCGAAGAATATCTCCAAGATTATTTGTAGTTGACTCAGAACCAATATCGCGCCCCATAGTCATTGACATTGATAGTGGAGCGGTTGCTGTTGATGATGCAAGCAATAAAGCTGTTGCTGAAGGAGCGGCTGTAGAATCGTTTGCCCACCAAATCCACTTAGAAGATTGGTTGATGACATCCTTATAATACAGATTAGCGCCGTCTTTGCTCTTCGCATCAGTAGCTCGAGAAAGACCAGACCAAACTTCAAGAATAGTGTTTGGTGTACCGGTGATTTCTCCATCTTCGTCAACGACTACAACATGCAACTCATCATTTGCGGCAGTATTACCTTGAGCAGCCATAAATGCTGACTGACCAGGTGCACCGCTTACAACACCCCAAAAACCCCAAAATCTTTCGAAGGAGCTATTTGTAACTGAGATGTTTTCTGATGTGACAAGATTTTCACCAAAATGAACCGTAGTGCTAGTTGCAGTTCCTACAGGATCGATTGCTGTAACTTCAAGATACTGCATACCAATCTCTGAATTACCAACTTTAATCAAATCACCCACATTGAGTTCATCAGTAACATCACTTACAGCTGTATTAGTAGAAGCGCTAACCGTACCGGTATTTGAACCGATGTTGATTGCCATTGTAGTACCAGCTGCTACAGTTACTGTACTATTAAATGCTGCTGCGCTATCACATACTGAAACTTTCAATGAATTACCCAATGTTCCGGGGTATTTGGCGATGTACATAACTGCATCGTCAAAATTTCCATCGATTCCTGAATCATAATGATCTTCATTTTTTACAATATGATTAGATATCAACGCAGTTGTTGAAAGTGCTGAAGTATTAGCAATTGCGTTAAATGACCATTTGGGATCATGAAATTCAAAATCGAAGGTGCCGGTCGCACCAGTGTAAGTAGATCCAAGAAGAGTAATACGAGTTTGGCCGCGCCGAGTTAATGTCATATCACCATCGCCTTCTTGACCGGCGACGAAATTAATTGGTGAACCACCTCGACTAGCGCTCAACTTAAAGCTAAGATTATCTGATGCTACATCAACAAGGAAATAAGGTGTTACATTGTCGACCGCGGTAGGCAAATTATTTGAACTAGACAAAAACACTTGTTCGCCTTCGAGAAGAGTCAAAGGTGTATTCAATACAATAGCATCTGAGGTAGCATTAATGGTAGTTGTAGAATCTCCAGAATTAAAATCAATCTCTGAAGAATCAACTATTACTTGTGTATCTAATGTAGTTCCAGCCACCATTTGACTAATGATATCATTATCTTGAACACTTACTGAAGCAGCATCTACAATAAGATTAGTGCTATTGTTTACAGCATATGCGTTAATGCGATTGATATTACCAGTCGAGTGATGAGCTCGAGATACATGCAGACGATTAGCATATGACAAAAAGTTAGCTGCTGTAAACCAGGTTTCTGCATTATCAGAATCTGGCTTACCATAAACTGAAGCTAACTCGCTTTCAGATACAACGAGTGAAGGCTTATCTACCGGTCCCCACTTAAAAACGCCTGCAATTGCGGCATCGGTCGTGGCTACGGCAGGGATTACAGTGGTCAGATCGATCTCTGTAACATTAACGCCTGGGCTTAATTGAAAAGGCATAAATTTATCTCCCTTATATTTTTTTAATTATGTAAGCGTACATTTATTTATAACAAACAGCATTTCTATATTACATCAGCCACGAGTAATCATTTCCTCTGGTCGTGATCGGTTGAGGATCTTCGAATTCTTTCTGACCGTCATCAATGAATCCAAATGGTACCAACTCACTAAATACTTTTTCTTCATTCATTTCTTTTAGGTTTATAACCGTATTTATATCAGTCAATTCTTTGAAAAATCTTTGATTAGATAGCCAACCAAATAACACTAAACACATGACTAAATCATCATGATTTCCAGGTTCCGCTTCGTAAGAAGTTCCTTTTTGACTGAATGTAGAGAATTCTCTAATAGTTTCGAAATCATTAATTATAATTTGATTTTGTTCTACGAGTAATTTAATCATAGAACAACCTATTGATTTGACTGATTTAGTAGTACGAATACCTTTATCTGCTCTACCATTAAAACCTGCTACACCTGATAAAAGACGTTTGCCTTCTCGACCATTATTTTCGGTGAGTAGCATGTTTTCATATTCATATTCTTCGAATACAATACCGGCCACTTGTTCCCCGATATCGTTTACTTCGACTAGTATATTAGCATTATTATAATATTTTGCTGCGGCGTGTACAGCAGATGCGTAATCTACAGGTGTAATCATATTATTACGGTATGCACCTACCTGTACATATGGCATCTGTGAGATATCGATGACTTGGAAAGCTGAGTAATCAAGGCCCTTGCCTCTACTTACATCTACAACTATGACATAATTACCATTTTCTTTTGGTTCTTCATATACTATTATACCGCCTACTTCTTTTATCGGTTCTTTATATACGAGTTGTTTGAGTTTCCAGCCTGATATTAATGTGCCAGATGATCCGAGGAATTCACACTCCATTTCCTGAGCGAATTTCTCTGTGTCAAAATCCATTGCTGCGAGTGTTTCTTCTCGCCATTTATCATCTCGTCCGGGTACATCAGTCCATTGAACCTCTACGAACTGATACCCGTTCTTCCCCGCTTTCGCTCCTTCGCACGTCTTGTAAAAGTGATTCAGACCGTGTGGTGTCGACGTCAAAAGAATTTTGGTTGACGTACCAGAAGAAATTGTAGGAAAGACCGAAGCGAAGAATTCGTCCCAGTTCTCTACGAATGCTGTTTCGTCTATATACAGAAAAGATACAGATTTACCTCTGATAGCCGATGATGATGTAGCTGCCGCCAAAATCTTTGAACCATTTTCAAATTCTACTGATCCTTTGTTCCATTCGATGACACCTTGTTGCAACCATTTAGGAAGAGCCTCATAAGCTGTCTTGATACGATCCAA